GCGCAATGTACTTCGGCGTCAAAGAAAAAGAAATCGTCTAAGCGTATCAGTTGGAAAAAAGCCAACGGTGGTTTAGTAAGAACGTTTTAAAGGACAACCGATGTCATTAAACACAGTATATTCTGTCAAGGTGGTAGCGACAGCCGATGGTAACCGCTATTATATCAACAATGATCGTCAGAAAATATTGGCCCTTTCCCCGGGCAGTACCTATCGGTTCGATCAATCTGACTCCACCAATTCTGGGCATCCCTTACGGTTTTCTATAACAAGTAACGGAACCCATGACGCGGGTGCAATTTACACTTCTGGTGTTACGACCTTTGGAACTCCCGGGGCCTCTGGAGCGTACACTGAAATAACTATTGCAAGCCAAACTCCAAATCTTTTCTATTTTTGTACAAACCACAGCTATATGGGTGGTCGTGCTGAGACTGTCACAACGTCTAACTTCTCCCAGTTTAACTTGGACACCGTTGAAGTTATAGAGGAAGCGTTTGAACGTTGTGGGTTAGAGGTTCGCACGGGATATGATGCCAAGACCGCTAGACGTTCATTGAATTTGATGTTTGCAGAGTGGGCAAACCGAGGCATAAACCTGTGGACTGTTAGACTCTCAAGTTCTGTTATCTTAACTCAGGGACAAGCAACCGTAAATCTTCCAGCTTCGGCTGTAGATTTGTTGGACGTTGTTCTTCGCCGGGACGGCACCGACTTTCTGCTAAACCGCATTAGTCGGTCTGACTACATAACAATACCTAATAAAACAACTCAGGGTAGGCCAAGTCAATACTACTTTGATCGACAAATTTCTCCAGTGATTAATCTGTGGTCAGTTCCTAACAACTCAACCGATCAGTTGATTTTTTATTATGTCGAACGTATTCAAGATGTCGATTCTTTGACCAGTAACCCAGACATGCCATTCCGGTTTTACCCGTGTATGGTCGCGGGATTAGCGTACTATCTGGCTATTAAGAGGGCTCCAGAGCGGGTGCAACTTTTAAAGGCTGTGTACGAAGAAGAGTTCCAACGTGCAGCGGATGAAGATCAGGATCGGGTGCCTTTGAAGCTGCAACCAAGCATCCAGTATTTAAGGTTCTAATATGGCTTTTGCTTCAGAAAAACATGCCTTTGGAATATCAGATAGGTCCGGTTTTCGGTATCGTCTAAGAGACATGCGAAAGGAATGGACAGGGGCACTTGTCGGTAAGGACGAGTGGGAAGCTAAACAACCGCAACTGTTTTCTCCAAATGTGGGTCAGGACCCACAGGCTCTTAGGAACCCTAGACCAGAACAAGATTTACAATCTCAACGTTCAATGCAGTATGGGTGGAACCCTGTTGGGTTTAGCTCTCAAGAAGGCTTGTCCCCCCCTAACAACTTAGTGGCAGTTGGTTCGGTCGGTAATATCACGGTGGTAACAACATGAGTTTTACATATGCAGAGTTAAAAACAGCTATTCAAGACTTTACGGAAAATACTGAGAGCAGTTTTGTTTCTAACATACCTCTGTTTATCCGAATAGCAGAAGAACGCATTTTAAAAATGGTTCAACTAGACCTATTTAAAAGGAATGCAGCAGCCTCGTTTACTGCCAACAATGAGTATCTGGCTCTGCCGTCTGACTTTCTGGCCCCGTTTTCGCTGAGTTATACTTATAATGGATCGACTAGGTTCATGGAGTTTAAGGACGTTAGCTTTGTGCAGGAGTATTCTCAGTATCACGCACAGGCTTCTTCCGTTTCTGCTCGGGAGTATTCAGGACTGCCAGAATACTACGCGGTATTTGATATCGCCAACATGATCATATCTCCGGTATCGGACATTGCGTATCCTGTTGAACTAAATTATTTCTACCGTCCCGCCAGTTTAACAGTTGGGGCAGAATCGGCTAAAACATGGTTGAGCGAAAATGCAGAGTTAACACTTTTGTATGGGGCTTTAATTGAGGCGTATATATTCATGAAGGGCGAGGCTGATGTAATGTCTATGTACGAAAAAAGGTATCAAGAGTCTTTAATCGGTTTAAAGCTCTTGGGTGAAGCAAAGGAAACAACTCAGAACTATAGAGTTGGAAGAGTAATTAGGGCGAAACAATGATGGATATGTCAATGGGTGACTTCAAAGTCACTGTAGAAACTACAAGCGGACGAGGATTCACAGCGGAGGAAGTTGCTCATATGTGTGTCGAAAAGCTGGTGTACCTTTCAGAAACGGCTCCTCCTGCTATTAGGCAGCAGGCAGAAGCCTATAAAGGGGACATGGAGAAAGTTATAGCCGGGTATATGAAACAGGCTATTCAAAGTGACAGAACTACTGTATATAATGCAATCACAGATGCTGGTCATCCTGCACTAGCTGAACACATAAGGAAAATGTAATATGGCTTTTTCAGGCAATGCAATGTGCACCACTTTCAAAAAAGAATTGATGGAAGCAAAGCATAACTTTTTGAACAGCGGTGGTAACACTTTTAATCTGGCGCTTTATACGAACAGCGCGGTTCCTAGCAACATGGGTGGCTCTGGCAGCACCATGAATGGCAGTGTTACTAACTACGCGACCGCCAACGAGATTAGTGGAACTAACTACACTGCAAAAGGTGTGGCACTTACGAGGGTCAACCCTTCTAATATTGGCACAACAGCGATCACCGATTTTTCTAATGCTGTTTACTCTAATGTAACCATCTCAGCGGTTCGAGGTGCGGTTTTGTTTAACGACTCGGCGTCTAATGATGCGTCTGTAATTGTTCTGGACTTTGGCTCAGACAAAGCGGCAAGCACAGGTGATTTCACTGTTGTTTTCCCCGCTGCGGATGCTTCCAACGCGATTATTCGTATAGCATAATAGGTGACATATGGCTGTTCTAGCTAATAGGGCAAAAATGACCACCAGTACCACGGGTACTGGGACAATCACGCTTGGCAGTGCCTCTACTGGGTTTCAAACTTTTGAGAGTGCGGGCATTACAAACGGACTGAACGTTCAGTATGTTATTGAAGATGGTGCCAACTTTGAAATAGGCACCGGAACATATACATCTTCTGGAACCACATTAACCAGAGGGGCGGTTACTGAAAGTAACAACTCGGATAACGCTATTAATTTAAGTGGCTCGGCTGTTGTGTTTATTGCGGCGATTAAGATTCAATTCGACGAGAAGTTAAATCTTGCTGGCGGGGCTTTAACAGGGGCTTTAACTACCAACTCGACTATTGATGGCCGAGATGTTGCCGCCGATGGCGTACTTGCGACCAACGCTTTGCCAAAAGGCGGCGGTGCCATGACAGGCGCTATTACAACCAACTCAACTTTCGATGGCCGAGATGTTGCCGCCGATGGCGTACTTGCGACCAACGCTTTGCCAAAAGGCGGCGGCACCCTGACAGGAGAACTGGTCCTTGGTGGCGATTTAGATGCCAAAACCTTTAAGCTAGAATCAACTACGGACCATGTGCGAATAGAAGCGTTGGCGTCAGGCAAAGAAATTCAGTTAATTTCTGCGAATGGGCAACTGCTGAATAACGGTTGGAAGTTGAACCAGCCCTACACCAATGTGTTGGAAATCAGGGCCAATAATTCTGATAACGGACAAATGTGGTTAAGTGATAGCGATGGGACAGTTTGTGGTGTCTTCCGATGGGACGATGACGACTACGGAGCTTTTCAAATCAGGGCTGGTAACGGCGAAGAGTGGCAGCGGATGAACAAGGACGCTGGCGTAGAAATCAATTATAACGCCGTAAAAAAGTTTGAGACGACATCCGCAGGGGTGACAATAGCAGGCAACATAGTAGTCTCAGGCACCGTTGACGGCGTAGACTTGCAGACGTTAAACACCGCCGTCACAGCTAATACTGCTAAAACTGGAATAACAAGTAGCCAAGCAAGCGCAATTACAGCTAACACTTCTAAGACTACTAATGCGACACATTCTGGAGAGGTCACTGGCTCTGGCGCATTGACCATTGCTAACAATGTGGTTGACGAAGCCAATCTAAAAGTAAGCAACGGCCCAACAAATGACTACGTTCTGACCGCGCAGTCGGGCAATACGGGCGGCTTGACGTGGGCGGCTATTTCAGCGGGTAGAAGCTATTTATCAAGCGCAAACACTGGCTCAGGGGCTTCAAGTTATACTTTTTCTTCGATCCCAGCAGGGGTTAAGGAAGTTACTTTCTGGTTAAATAGTGTGCGCTCCGCTGGTAGCGCCGGAATGATAATTCAATTGGGAACTTCTGGAGGACTTGTCACTTCTGGATACAAACCGAATCAATCAGGTACAAACCAAGGAACAACACAATCGGCGGCGCTATTAAACGCTAGTAATTACGACGAAGGCTTTGGGTACTCTATGGAGACACAGACTTATCATGGGTTCATAACTTTTACGCGCGTTTCAAGCTCTGGTAATACGTGGGTTATGAATGGACAGATCGGCTCAGGGAGCAACAGCAATCTAATTTATAATAGAACCCTACAGGGTGTTGGTCTTAAAGCTTTAAGCGGAGAACTTACGCAGGTTAGATTTAAAACTACTAATAATACCTTTACCTCTGGCACAATACAAATGACATCTAGTCAATAATAGAAAGTACCCAAAATGAAAGAAGTGGAAAATCCAGAAACAGGAGTGTGGGAAGTTTTTGAAGATGACCCAATTACCCCTATATCCGCAGAAGATTTAGCTATTATGGAACGCTGGAAACGTGACAGGCTTATAAGTGAAACAGATTGGTGGGCAACATCAGACCGAACAATGACGGACGCACAAACAGCGTATCGTACCGCACTACGTGATGTACCTTCTCAAGCTGAGTTCCCTAACACAGTTACGTGGCCTACAAAGCCAGAATAGGACACATAACATAACATGTTAGGTTCATCACCATTAGCAGGATCAGCCCTTGCAGGGGGCGGCAGAGGACAATTTGTAACCGTTTCGGGCGTTGCTGGCACGGGCGCTGTTGGAACTACTTCCGTAATAGCAAACAGCAATATTCCTGTTACAGGTTTAGTTGGAACAACATCTTTAGGCCCCGTTGCTACAGGAAGTGGCGTAATTGCCGTAGTTGTTGGAGGAGACGCCACAACCGGAACTACCGCTGTTGGAACAGTGTCCATAATAGCAAACAGTAACTTATCTGTTGCTGGTGTAGCAGGAACTGGCGGCGTTGGGGCAGTTACCGTCAATCAAGCATTCGGGGTTGCGGGAGTTTCTGCCACGGGTGCGGCTGGCGCTGTTGAGCGTGTAGGCATAAGCGGAACAGAGTTCCCAACGGGAGTTTCTGCCACGGGTGCGGCTGGCACTGTGACAGTTACAGGGGTTGCTAATGTATCTGTAACTGGTGCCGCGGGTACAGGCGCTGCGGGTGCTGCAACAGGTGTTGCATCAGTCAATCCCACGGGGGTTTCTGCCACGGGCGGCGTTGGTGCAGTTACCGTCAATCAAGCCTTTGGCGTAATAGGTTTGCAGGCCACGGGGTCAGTAGGAGCCGCAACGGCTGTTGCAATCGTAAATGTTGCGGGAGTTTCTGCCACGAGTGCTGTTGGATCGGTTACCGTCAATCAAGCCTTTGGCGTAACTGGGGTGCAAGCTACCGGATCAGTTGGAAATGTTCTTGTTTGGGGCCAAGTCATTCCGAATGTAACAACAATCTGGACGCCTATAGCTGCGTAGTTGATAAAACTATCGGCTAAGAGTATACTGGATTTAAATCCATAGTCGAGGTGAACTTATGGCTACTTTTACTGCCGCAAATGCAATTAGAAAAATATCAACGGGCGATGAATCAGGCACTTGGGGCGACAGCACCAACAATAATTTTGATATCATAGACCGTGCGTCAAACGGGTTTGCCTCTATTGCTCTGACAGGCACCTCGTTTACATTAGCCCTGTCAACAACAGGTGTTTTGTCCAACGGTCATTACAAAGCTATCAACTTCACAGGAACTCCCGGCGGTACGTGTACGGTTACGTTGGCGCAAAACGATAAGCCGCGTGTGTACATGATTTTAAACAATACAAACCAAAGCGTTATTTTAACGCAAGGTAGTGGTGCAAACGTAACGATTCCCACACTGAAGTCTGCGATTGTACTTGCGAATGGGGCGGGATCGGGAGCCGCGGTTTTAGATTTTACAGCACAACTTAACTTTGATGTTACGGCTATTACGGGTGTTACGGCGGGAACTGTAGCCGCGAGTAAAGCGGTTATTGTTGACTCCAACAAAAGCATTACCGGGTTTCTAAACGTAACTGCTTCTGGGGAACTAGAAGGCGGAACTTTAGACATAAATGGCGCAGGGGACGTTTCCGGTGCTTTGACCATAGGTAGTTTAGTTATTGGGTCAGCTAATATATCGGAAGCGGAACTTGAAACCATAGATGGAGTAACTGCTGGAACTGTTGCTGCGTCGAAGGCTGTAGTTGTTAATGGCGACAAAGATGTGTCTAGTTTTAGAAACGTAACTGCAACAGGAGTAGTGGGCGCAGGGTCGATAGACCTTGGGGATTGGACTATCACACAAACAGGTAGCGATTTAAAATTTGCTCATAACGGAACAGACCGTTTAAAACTTTCATCGGCTGGGGCTTTAACTGCTGAGGGTGATATTACTGCGGTAGGAAATGCCTAATGTCTTTACCCGGTTCAGGAGCATTATCTCTGTCACAAATACAAACTGAATTTGGTGGGTCGAACCCTGTTTCTCTTACTGAATATTACGCAGGGGGCGCAAACGTACCTTCCGGTACGGGGGACATTCCTACCAGCGGAGCCATTTCTGTTACCGAATTTTACGGCACCTCAGATATTATCACTGTTGCATGGTCGATTACAGGCGGCGGGGCTGGGGGCACGGCTGGTTTTGTTCC